GGTGCCTTTACGTATCATCTTCCGGAGTACCGTGTTGGTTCTTCGAATTTTGAACGTAATCGCCGTCTAGCTAACAAGCTATACGGTGCCGGTATAACACCGGAGGTCATCTGGGATCTGACTCCATGGTCCTGGGCCGTTGACTGGGTTAGCAATGCCGGTGATGTCTTTCACAACATCGGCGCTTTCGCAGACAACGGCTTGGTAATGGTGTACGGTTATGTAATGGAAGAAATTACCATTACACGTTAACGGTATGTCTATGATATCTTTACTAAGTCCGATAACTATAACCATAGTCAATGGACTCAGCAAGGACCCATGGATTGTTGTCTCATTACTGAGTCAATAACCCGTCAACGCCGTACAGCAACACCGTATGGATTTGGTCTTAGCTTTGATGGATTTAATCCATTTCAGCTAAGCATCCTGACAGCTCTTGGTTTGTCTAAGAGCTGACAGTGCGGACGATCCAATTTTGGATGTGGTTCGTATGCAGTACTCTAGTCATCATTTGGTGGCTAGAGAACCCTTACAGGAGTAGTCCTATGTACGCAGACCCTCAGTCAGTTACGATCAATGCGGTTGCTAATTCGCTTCCGCGAATTAGTTCCGGCCCCACTAGTGGCATCTTCCGCAAGGATGATGGCACGGTGAAGCTCACCATTTCACACAACGAGAACAAGCGTTCTCGTCGAATGGTGCGCCTTGATCACAGCAAGCTCGCTGTCGATCCCTACATCACCAGCAACAACACGCCTGTCAACATGGCATGCTGGTTCGTTGTCGATGTTCCCCTTCTGGGGTACGGGATCGCAGAGCAGAAGCAGGTAGCAGATGGCCTCACGGCCTACCTGACTGCCTCTACTGGAGCTGCTGTCACCCGTCTTTTGGGTGGTGAGACCTGAAATAGGTCTCAACTGAGTGGTATGCGGCGTAGAATGGACTCTTGTACCTTACCTTTGTAGGGGCAAGATGAAAAGCCACATGCTACTACTGCAAGTTATCCTCGAAGAACTCGGGGATAGATGTTGTACAAGCACCGCCCGGGATCTTAAAACGATCCAGGGGAGGGTTGAAGACGAGGGGTTATCGTTTCTTACGATAACCTTACCACAATTTGGAAAAGACTTCGAAAAAAGTCTTGACCAAGGCGAGGTACTCACATCCTTATTCGCTGGTTTTGCGAAAAAGGGAAGGCTCCCGAAGTTTCTTTCGGGTTTCTTCGAGCTTGTCTTCGATGCTCAAACGGGGCGATTGGTTAGTGAACCTAATATAGACGCGATCCAAGCCATCCGTCAGATTTCTCTGATGTTTGGCAAGGTTAATCTTCCTTGCAGCGATGCGAGGGAGAGTCGTGCCCTTAGAGGGTTCATTAATTGTGAGCATGATATCAAGAGTTCCTATTCTCAGCTTGTAGATGCAGATAAGCATCAACTCGCGAGGGTTGGAACACTTGCTATGGGTGACATGATGTCGATTGTGGATCGGAAGATCTACAACGGTGACTTGACACCCAAGCACGGTCCGGGTGCCACGGCGGACAAGCTTGTGGGAAACCACAAGTATGTCCAAACCGAATGGCCTCGGCGACTTGAGGAGGGTTATTTTCCTCACGGAGAATTTCTCTTTTCAAGTTGGAGCCAGTCGAATCCTTATTCGGCTGACTACACCGAAATTGATATCATCGAACCTGGCGCTGAACGACCCGTTCGGGTCGTCACAGTGCCTAAGACGTTGAAAACCCCTAGAATCATCGCCATTGAGCCCACGTGCATGCAATATGCACAACAGGCTGTGATGGAGATTCTGGTTGAGGCGATTCAGGATGATTACATTTTGAATCACTTCATCGGCTTCGATGACCAAGAGCCTAATCAGCTCATGGCCAAAGAAGGGTCCCGATACGGGACCCTAGCCACACTCGATATGAGTGAGGCTTCCGATAGGGTTAACAATCAGCATGTACGGTTGCTATCTGGTTCATTTCCTCACTTTAGTGGGGCTTTGGACCAGACGCGTTCCCGAAAGGCTGACGTACCTGGACACGGCGTTATCCGCCTTGCCAAGTACGCTTCTATGGGTTCGGCACTCTGCTTCCCAATCGAGGCGATGGTCTTTTTGACTATCGTCTTGTGCGGGATTGAAGATGTGCTCAATCGCCCTTTGACTCGAAAAGACCTATTAGGTCTAATCGGTCAGGTGCGCGTCTATGGGGATGATATTGTTGTCCCCATAGAATATGTACATTCCGTTGTCAGCAAGCTTCATACTTTTGGGTATAAAGTAAATGCTGACAAGTCTTTCTGGACTGGTAAGTTCAGAGAGTCTTGTGGAAAGGAGTTCTTCAATGGCGAGGACGTCAGTATTGTCCGAGTCAGAGAAGACCTCCCAACGCAACGGAGGCACGTTAAGGAGATTATCTCGACAACGTCTCTCAGGAACCAGATGTATTTCGCTGGTAACTGGAAGACTGCGTCGTGGTTGGATGAATGGATGGAGAGGGTGATTCCCTTTCCAACTGTGCATTCGACATCTCCTGTGCTTGGCAGGCATACTTTGTTAGACTATCAGTCTGACAAGATATGTCCGCATTTGCACCGTGACCTCGTGAGAGGTTACGTTGTACATGCGCCTTTGCCCTCCAGTCCGCTGGATGGTTACGGTGCCTTACTCAAGTTTTTCCTCAAGCGTGACAACGCAACAGCGGAGCCATCCGTTGTGAGGGACCACTTGGAACGTGCTGGACGTCCCGTGGCCGTCAACATCAAGCTACGGTGGGCCCCTTCGCATTAATGCGAAGGGGCCCACCGTAGCTTGATGTTGACGGCCAC